CCGACTGAAAACACGAACGATTTTACTTTAGAAATATATTGCTTTGATATAATCCAAAAAGACCGCGCTAATATTAACGTAATCCTTTCAGATTGCCAGCAAATTCTTTACGATCTTTACACGTACTTTATTAACTCTAATAACTACGCCTTTGACGTTATAGACATTCCTAGCTTTACGCCTTTAAATAACGATTTATTAGACTATTGTGCGGGCTGGGTTATGACTGCGACTTATTCAGTAAACAACTGGACAGACTGCGCCGTCCCTTTAAAGGCAAACTAAACGACTTTTTAAAATAATATAGTTATGGGATCAAATTTATTAGGAGAATTAGCGGGTAATAACGGAACTTTTATTTTGAATTCCGATATTAACCTAACAAAAAAAATAGACGCTATCGTAGTTTTAGAAGATACTATTTTCCAAACTATCGGAGTAAATGGAGTTGACGCGAAAGCAACCTATTTAGCAGACCCAACGATAGCAATTAAAGCGGGTGCAATTATAACGCCGTTAGACGCATTGCAGTTTAGTAATGTAAGAATAGATAGCGGTTCTATTGCTTTAGTTTTAGGGTAATATGTACGGCTTCGCTATTTCACTTTATAATACAACGCGCTGGATTTATAGTCAAGGTTCTAGCTTGTTTGTTTTTAGAATAACCGAAAACACGGACGCACGAATAACAGAAAATAACGACAAATTAATCATTGAATAAATGGCAAATATTAAAATAAGTCAATTACCAGCGAAAGGCGCTAACTTAGAAGCTACGGACCTAGTAGAAATTTCCGAATTTAACGGGTCTGGCTATGTTTCCAAATCAATAACGGGACAAGAAATAATAGACGCTGCTAGTGGTGGGGGCGTAACAGACGTAACAGCTACGGCGCCGTTAAGTTCTACGGGTGGTAGTACGCCAGATATAGCAATTACACAATCTGGCGCAGCAGACGACGGCTATTTAAGTAGTGGCGATTGGAACGCTTTTAATAATAAACAAGACGGACTTATAAGTGGTTTTAATATTAAAACAATTAACGGAAATTCTGTTTTAGGAAGTGGCGATTTAACAATAAGCGGTGGAGGAGCATCTGGAATCCATAGTATTTTTTTACCCGGTAGTTCTTGGAATGTTGAAACATCAAACAATTTAACGGGAGGTGCTGTTGGGGCGTATACAACTCAATCGGGTCAAATGACCTATGTTCCATATGTGCCAAATAATAACATTACATCAACGACATTGGCTTTTAACTGTTCCAATGCAATTGCTACAAGTAAAGCAAAACTTTGCATTTATTCACATAATGGAGTGAATCAACCAAACGCAAAACTTTACGAAAGTGCGGAGATTGATTTATCAACAAGCGGATTAAAAACTATTACGGTATCTTTTAATTTTGTAAAAGGTACTATTTATTGGTTTGGAATTTTATCAAACATTTTTAATAGCCAGATTTCTGGAATGACAACATCACAAGGCGGTTTACATATAGGTTGGATTGGTGCATCGAGTGTATTATCTTGGACTCAAACTTCCATAACATATCCAAACGCTCCAGCAACTGCTACACTAAATTCATTTGGTACAACTGCAGTAGTAATCAGAATTAAATAAATAATTATGCCACAATTGAGAAACGAAATTTATGATGAGAACGGGTTAGTTCGAGTTGAGTTCATTGAAGTAGACGAACCTACACAAGAAGAAATTATTGCACAAAAAGAAGCTGAACTGCTAGCAATGTACAATGAACTTAAACAATTAAAAGGCGAGTAATGGCATACGCTAACAACGGGGTTTTCAATATTAAATATAAGACGCGTAATAAAATAGCGCAGACTTTGCGCCGTATTATTGCAGATGAAACGCTAATTGACACGGGTTCGCTTTACGATTCCGTTAGAATTAACGCGCAGATTCCCGCACTAGGTGAATTGGAAATACAGATTTTAGCTATGTATTATTTTGGTTACCTAAACAACGGAACCGAAAAAATGGCGGCGTTTGATTTATGCGCTAAGTTAACAGAAGCCCTACAAAATAACGGAACGACACAAGAAATATTTCAGCAGTACACTGAATGGATGGCGCAAAGATACCCTATCTTACAAGTGGCTAATATCTTAGGACAAAAGAATAGTATTATTTATACATTCGAACCGATAGGCGGTGAATTCAACTGGGATTTAAAATTTAGGGGTTTCTAAATAACCCATTTCTTTACGCATAGATAACATATTAAAGACAAATATTAAAGGCAATTTGCCTATTTCTTCTATTTTAGTTAGGTCACCTTCGCAAAGGTCAAACAATAAAGCCTCCCAGCCCCATTTTTTAGAACGCTTACCTTGTTCTTTTTGTTCTAAACTAGCTTTATAGTCTTCTATAGAGTCGAAATCTTTAACGTCTAGCTGTTCTTCTTCGTCTTCGTCGTCTGTTTCATTGAACAAATTTTCGTATTTATTCATAAAGTCTTCGCGGTACTTCATGTAATCCGTTAAAATGCCGTAAACATCTGTTACATTTAAGTCGTCGAATAGTTCGTAACGATCAAACGGACTAAATATATACGGCTCAAACTCTACATTTTGCCACTTGTCCGCGTCTACACGTCTATAAAATACGCTAGCTATGTGCGAAATATGGTTTATATAGTCGTTAGTCAGAAAGTATTCAAGGTCTATAAACTCAAACAACGTAAGTTTTTTAAACGGCTGTAGTATATACGTTTGTTCTTCTAAAACCAGTTCGTGTTTATAGTTCTTTTTTGGTTCGGATTGATACCATTTAATAGATTCGTACATGGACGTTATTTCATCTATGCTTAGGTCTTCTAAGTCTTCGCTAGGTACGTCTAATAAAACGGCAAGGCTATCTAACTGAAAAGAAAAATAGCCCGCTGTCTTGTCAATTTGTCGCAGTTCTTTAAACTGGTAAAGCTTAATTTTGTTCCAACCCGTTGGCAGCTTCATTTGCTTTTTCTACGTGGTTATTAATTGCACTAGCTACAGCCACTAAGTAAGGCACGGCAACTTCGGCTTTTAATTCTCTAATCAATTTAGCTTTCTGTTTAATGTGTGCGTCTGTATAGTGTTCTGTTTTAGTTAAGTCCGTTCGTTTAAACAATACCGCTAGAACTTCTGAAATGTAGCCTTTATGTTTATTAGCTAAAATCTTTTCAATTGTCTTTGTGTCCTTTGCAGTTAGTTTAAAGTCTTCGTCGTAGGCTTGGTATGTAAAGCCGTCAATTTCGAAACGCTTTAATAGTTCTGAACTGGGAACTTTTGCCGTATTGAATTTGCTAATGTACTCCTTAAAAACCTCAAAGTCTACGTCTTCTATTTCTTCTGGAACACCCATAAATTTAAAGACCTCTAAATGTTTTTCGATTACGTCTAGCTTGTCGTTAGCGTGAATTTCTGTAATTTCTTCGAACTGCTGAATAGTCATTTCATTCATTTCGTTCGGAATTTCTTTTCCTAATATTTCTACCATGATATAAATTTTGAACAAATATACATTTTTTTTAATATGGTTATGTTGAAAGACCTACCTATTTACAAAATTACAATTGACCCCGAATATTCAGACGGCGAAGAATTAGGAATAGAACAAATAGCTTTTACAGATGCACCAGCTATTAAGGTAAAAGGGTTAGCATTTAGTCAACACAAAAGGCACTTCTTTTCGGATAGTCTAAAATATAGAGTAACAGCACCAGCGATGATTCCTATGGAAATCTACAGACGCGACGACGAAGCTGGCGACTACTATGTTCAATTCGACGAACAGACCATAGAACAAATCTATGTGAAGTTCATGAAGGACTTGCAAAATAAAAATGTGTTCAATCTAGAACATGACGCAAGCCAAGAAGTTCCAGCGTATATTCTCGAAAGCTGGATAGTAGAAAACCCGAAACAAGACAAAGCCTATACAACCTACGGAATAGAAGTTCCAAAAGGTACGCTTATGTTAACGGCTCAAGTAACCGACACGGACTACTATAACGAACTAGTAAAAAACGAAAAACTAGGATTCTCTATTGAAGGTTTTCTAGGAATGAAATTAAGCAAACACTTAAACAAATATACAATGAAATTACCAGACGGAGAACACCGCATCGAAGACAAGATTTACGTTGTCAAAGATGGCGAAGTAATCGAAATTAAAGAAGTAGAAAAAGAAGAAGTCGAAATGGCAGACGAAAAAACTACAGAAGAAGAAGTAGTTAAAGAAGAAGTTGCTATGGAAGAAGTCGTAGAAGAAAAGAAAGAAGAAGTAAAAGAAGAAGTCAAAGAAGAAATGGCTATTGATCCAGCAATGGACACCGAAGCTATTTTAGCTATCGTTAAACCAGTTATCGAAGAAAACGTTAACGCGGTTATTGCAATGATTGCAGACCTTAAGAATCAAATGGAAGAACTTCTAGTAAAAGAAGAAGAAGCGGAAGACATGGAAATGGCTAAAGACGTTAAAATGTCAGCATTCGACAAATTCAAAGCGTTTCGCGCATTTAAATAAGTAACAATTTAAAAACAAATAAAAACAAATAACAATGATTAGAAATTTAAAATTTGACCTTGACGTAGATACAAACGCGTTATTGTGTCCAAACCCAGACGAGTTTTACTCAAAAGCGTATTTAACAGAAGACATCGCAGACAATTACAGAACGTTGCCTGGCATCAAATCTGCTACGAAATTAGCTAACGTTACTTTCGGAAACTTATTAGCGCCTTCTACTTGTAACTTTACAGCGCCTACAGACAACCTAGACGCAATCACAATCGACGTTTGCGCCCTAAGCGGCATGTCTCAAATCTGTCAATTTGAGCTGGAGCAGTCTTTCTTGGCTTTGCAAATGTCACAAGGTTCTAACGGAGACTTTAGCGTAGCTTCTTTCATGTCTTACTACTGGAATGAAATGGCTGGACGTATCGGAAACGATTTAGAGTTAATCCGTTGGCAAGGTGACACAGAAAGTTTAGACCCAGTTCTTTCTTTGTGTGATGGTTACTTGAAAAAATTATGTGCTGACGTAGCTGTAAACGGTTTATATGGTGGTGCAATTACAAGCGCTAACGTATTGGCTCAAATGACTGCTGTATTACAAGCGTCACCAGCTGCAGTTCAAGCAAAACGTTCCGACCTTCGTTTGTTCGTTTCTTCTGACGTATTCGTTAACTACCAAATCGCTGCGGCTTCTGGTAACACTTTGACTTATGTTACTGCACCTTTAGCGCCTACGTTCTTAGGAATTAAAATCGTTCTTGCAGAAGGTATGCCAGCTTCAACTATGGTATTAGCTTTGAAAACAGACCTTATTTATGCATTCGATGCAGAAGGAGACGCAAAAGCATTGAAAGCGGTTAACCTTGCAGACTCTGTAGCAGAACCTTATATCCGTACACGTGCTAACTTGAAAGCTGGTTTCGCTTACACTAACCCTAGCCAGATTGTAGTTTATAACGTTTGTTTCGACTAGTCAATAAACAACTAAAATAACGGGGGTGGGTAATGCGCCCGCCCCTTTTTTTTAACTTTAAAAATTTTTAAAATGGCTGCATGTAGCACTTTACAAGAGATCCTCAAAGGATGCGACCCTAACAGCGGGGGTATATATACGCTATTAATAAACCAACAAGACGAAATTACTTCAATTACTACTTTAGAAACTGGTACTAACTGGGAAGTAACCGCTATTGCACACACAACGCCTTTCGTGGCTTTGGAGTTCAAACGTAATACTGGTAACTTTACAGAAGAAGCTGCTATTGATTTAGTAAATGGTTCGTCTTATGTTACTCAAACAATTAACTTAATGTTTCACCGACGCGACCAAGAGAAGTCGAAAGCTATTAAAATCTTAGGCGCTGGACAACAATACTTAACAGCTGTCGTAGGTGACGCAAATGGTAAGTTTTGGTATTTCCCGTTCTTACAAGTAACCGCTTTTGGTGAAGGTTCTGGGACAGCCCGTGCGGATGGTTCTAAATATTCATTGGTCTTAAGCTCGGAAAATCCAGAGCTTGCATTTGAGGTTGACCCCGCTATTATTGCTGGTCTTACAGCTTAATTGGTTTTAGTTACATTCTAGAAACGTAACACTTATAACAACCCTACCTATTCGGTGGGGTTTGTTGTTTTATGAACATTTGCTTTTTAACTTTTAATATAGTTATGATTTACATTGAAAAAGGACAAGTTAATACGTTTGCTTTGACGCTGTCAGAAGTAACAACGTTAGTAGACCCCTTTTATTTATTCGTTTTTGAAGACGAATTTAACACGGCTGTCGATCCGATATACTGGATAGGCGCGGACACGTCTAGTTACCCTTATAGATACAACCTATTTACGTTAGAAGAAGGCGTAGACTTAGATTTATTGAAAGGTCAATACACCTATAAAGTGTTTGAAAGCCTAACAGACATAATAATAGACGAAAACACGAATACAGAAGAACTTAATTTAATCGAAGAAGGGCGCATGGTGGTAAGCGGTGTAGCTGTTTCTTCTATATATGAATAAAATATGGGAATTTTTGACAGATTTAAACAACAAAAACCAGAAGTAGTAGAAGGCTATCAGTCATTTAGTACGCCTTTCGGTAAGATAGGCAACGCTAACTTGTCGCTACCTTACGTAAACGGACGTTACCAAGTGTCTGGCTATATTCCATTTGGTCAAGATAACCTATTTCCAGAAACTTTAAACCAGCTTTATTTTACTAGCCCACTTCACGGGGCAATTGTGGACTTTAAAGTTAACGCTACTATAGGCGCTGGCTACCAATTAAAGACGGACAAGTTAACGCCAGACGAAAAGCTAGATATTTACACGTGGGAAAAGAAACTAAAGTTAGCTAAGTCTGTTAGACTAGTGGCTAAACAAATCGTACTACACAACCGCGTTTATTTTATGCTACACTTTGATGAAAAGCACAAAGTAAAAAGAGTCGAAAACATTTCGCCAGAAAAGGTTCGTATTAATCGCGCGAAAGATTGTTATTTTTTATGTGACGATTGGGCTTCTAGAATTGACGTAATCCCAGTTACTAAATACCACCCGTTAAATACGGACAAATGCCAGCTTTACGCTTACGAAATTTCAGCAATCGGACAAGATTATTACCCATTGCCACAATATACAAGCGCTTTAAATTTTGCGTTTCTTTCGGGCGAACTGAGTTACTTTGCAAAATCTGACATTCAAAATAGTATTTTCCCAGCCTTTGCAATGATGTTTCCTAAACGTCCACAAAGCGAAGAAGAAAAGAAAGTCTTAAGAGACACTATAGACAGAATGAAAGGCGCGCAGAACGCTGGAAAAGGTGTAGCATTTTTTGCAAATAGTCCAGACCAATTACCTAAAATCGAAAGCATTCCGACTAATTCAAACGACAAAATGTTTCAAGAAGCTAGCGGACTAAATACAGAACAAATTTGTTTTGCGCATACAATCGACCCAATCTTAATGGGTGTGCGTACAACTGGATCACTAGGTAACGGCGCAGACATTAAACAAGCCTATATTATTTTTGAAAAGAATGTAGTTATTCCTTTGCGTGAAATGGTCGAAGAAGTCTTTACAGAATTGCTTTTAATCTGCAAACAAAAAGCGGACTTTACTATTAAGAATTTCCAAATAATTAACGAAACTATTGTAGAAGTAGAAGGCGACGCTAGTAAAACTCAAGACGCATTAAATGCAATGAGTCCACTAGTAGCGACAAAGGTACTTAATACAATGACAACTAACGAAGTTCGCGCGCTTGCGTCACTTGCACCTATCGAAGGTGGCGACGTAGTACCAAGTTCAACACCAGCAACACCTTTATAAAATGCTATACTTTATAACAGAAACATATTTAAAGACGAACACACCTATTACGGCTAACGTAGACGTAACAGACGTAACGCCGTACATTAAAACGCAGTCAGACCTACGTGTACAGCCCATTCTAGGTAGTGTCTTTTATAACTACTTACTAGACGCGTACAATACGCAAACGTTAAACCCAGACGAAGAAACACTAGTAGGTTTTATTCAACCCGTAGTGGCTTGGCGTTCAGCAGAAGACGCTGTTTTTGGACTATCTTACCAGCTTAAAAACAAAGGTCTTCAAACTCAAAACGGCGACTTTTCAAATAGTGTAAGTCGTACAGAAGTAGTTTTCGGAATGGAACACTTCGCACAAAAGGCGTCTTTCTTTGAAGCTAGATTAATTAAATACCTACTAGCTAATAAAAACTTATTTCCAGAGTTCACAAGTCAAGAAAACCGCGACACGGATTTACGCCCACAAATAGAAATGTGCGATTGTGTAGGGACTTGTTACGGACGTTGTGGACAACGCTACAATGACAACGGATATAATAACGCTATAATGGTATTTTAATGAAGTCTAAGCTATCTATTTTCATTCTTTCGGCGTTCGCTATTCTTTCACCAGTTAAGCCGCTTATTTTAGTTGCTGTTTTAGCTATTATTTTAGATACGTGTTTCGGCATCTGGCGTAGTGTTAAAAAGGGTGGCTGGAAATCAATAAGAAGTAGACGGCTTTCGCACACTATCAGTAAGTCTTTACTTTATTCGGGCGCTATTGTGTTCATTTTCTTAATGGAAAAGTACGTGGTTTCAGACATTCTAGGGCATTTTATTGCTATTGACTTAGTATTAACTAAAGCATTTACGTTCTTTTGTGTCATTACAGAAGTGAAAAGCATTAACGAAAGCTACTTTAGTGTAACTGGCGTAAATGTTTGGGACAAGTTTATAAATTTTGTTAAACGATCTAAAGAAAATTTCGACGAACTAAGATGAAAAAACTAGACATTCAAGCTATTAAACAAGTACGTTTAAAAGACAATCAGTATTTTGCTGAAAGTTCACCTAAGACGCAGATTTATTTACACCACACGGCGGGAAATGGCAATGCTGAAGGGGTTTCAAGGTATTGGAATGGTAACGACAGCCGAATAGCTACGGCTTTTATCATTGGTGAAAACGGAACGATTGTACAATGTTTTTCATCTAAGCATTGGGCGTGGCATTTAGGTATTGATCAAGAAGATTTCGCTAGAAATGGCGCTAAATATTCAAACTTAAATAAACTATCTGTAGGTATCGAGGTTTGTAACTGGGGTTATCTTAAAAAGAAAGGTGACAAGTATTATAATTACGCTGGCGGTGTAGTTAATCCGTCTTACGTTACTGAACTAGAAACACCTTACAAAGGTTATAAGTATTGGTATAAATACAGCGACGCACAAATAGAGTCTTTACGCCAGTTAGTTGAATACCTTTGCGAAACTTACGACATTCCAAAAGACTATCGTTCTGAAATCTGGGCAATTGACAAAGAAGCATTTAAAGGGACTAAAGGAATTTTTACACATAACTCGGTTCGTAAAGACAAGTCGGACATGTACCCAGACCCCCGCGTTATTAAAATGCTCGAAAACCTATAACAGATGAAAGTTTCGATAATTATTCTGTCGCTAATTTCTACTATATTTGCGACAAGTTGCAGCGTGAACTATCATTTACGTAAGGCAATTAAAAAAGGCTATAGCTGTGACGTGGATAGTGACACAATTACTATTTCATCTATTGACTCCATTCCGTACGTTTTAAGAGACTCTATTTTCTGGGAAAGGATAATAGTCCAAAAAGATACAATAGTTCGTTATAAACGTTCCTACGTGCCTAAAACGCGGTTTCAAACTAAGATTGAATATAAATACAAAACAAAAGTCCTAAAATCGGACGTTGAAAAGATAAAATATAAAAATAAATACATAACAAAGACGAAAATTAATTGGTTATTTGTTATAATTGCATTCGTTTTAGGATTCCTTACGAGGTTATCTTTTAGCGAAACCTTTAGAAGTAGGTTAAAACTTCTACCTAAACTTTTCAAATGAATAAAAACAAAGGCGGGCGCCCAGTAGTAAGCAAAGGCGTTCCACGTGTGCGGTTAAGTCCGCAAGAATTCGACCTAATTAAACAATATCGGGCAATCAAAGACAAGTCTAACGAAATGGGCTTAAACGAAAACGATGTTAAACACGGCTGGATAAAAACAAAAGACGCAAGTTTATTCTTTGCTAACCCTAGTTTTAACGCTGGTAAAGAATTAGACCTAGACTTTCATAAGCTACTAGAAAACGCGCCTAAAATAAACACGGAAAAAGTAAAGAAAAAAGAGTATAGCGGTGAATTCGACAAGTTAGTTTTTACAGACGTACATATAGGTATGGACGCTAGCGACAAAGGTCGTAGTTTATACCCGTCCGAATGGAATGAAGACATACTTTTCGAGCGTTTGTCTAAAATGATAGACTACACACTAGCTAAACAGAATAGCAACGTACTTTATATATTAGATTTAGGCGACTATTTAGACGGCTTTAACGGACAAACTACTAGAGGCGGTCATTCGTTACCACAAAACATGAGTAACCAAAAAGCGTTTGACGTTGGTTTTCTATTTAAGACTTTATTAATTACCCAGCTTTCGCCGTTCTACGACAAAATCTACGTTCGTAATATTTGTAACGATAACCATAGCGGGGACTTTTCCTACTTTGTTAACCAGTTCTTTAAAACGTATGTCGAAAGGGATTTAAAAAACGTCTTAGTAACTAACCAGACTTTGTTTATTGATCATGAAATAATAGGCAATAAATGTTTTGTAACGACACACGGAAAAGATACGCATAACATGAAGTTCGGTTTTAAACCTAAGATTGACCCTAACCAAATCAATAGAATACTAGGGTATCTAAATACGAACCAACTATTGAACAAAGGCTACGAAATAATCTTTGAAAAAGGCGACAGCCATTTATACTTATTCGATTCGTCTAGTAGTGATGTGTTTAAGTATTATAATTACCCAGCTTTTAGCCCGTCTTCTAACTGGGTGGCTATGAATTTCCAGCTAGGTAAAAGCGGATTTATACATTTTAACTACGATTTAGAGCAAAAGAGTATAAACGAGTTCTTTTTTTAATGTATATTTGAACTTTCATAATAGGTTTTTAAGAATTAGGGTTAGCAGTTGAAAGCGTTAACCCTTTTTTTATTAAATATTTGTCCAGTTTTTTTGACAATTTACTGGACATTAATCGGTTTTATTCCGATTATCTAAATGAATTTTTCCAATTTTACACTTATTTTAATACCTTTTCGGGTATAAATTTTACAAGTAAATACAAGCAATTCAAAAATAAATGTAAAAAACTTTAAAAAAATGTTAAAAAAGTTTGGTAGTTCGGATTTAGTATTTATATTTGCATATAATTAATTCACAAACACACAAAAAAAACAAGTTATGAAAACGAAAAAAGAAATGAACGAAATTATTTTAAAAGAGTTAAACGACTTATGGAATGAGTACGAACAATTTAACGAAGTATTAGGCGCAGACCACGAAGCTACGCAAAGAGCTGCGACACGTTGGGCGTCAATTAATGAACTAGTAATAAAATTAGGACTATGAAAAATATAAATTTACAAGAATCATTCGGCGACATCTGCGCTGGTGTAGTTATTTTGATCGTAATTAGTTTGGCTGTAATTAGACCTTATGGCGCGGAAAACACGAACGAAGTAAAACAAGAAGTAACAGAAAAAGCCGTTAAGCAAAGCAAAGTCTTAGAAAAGTACGGCGAATTAATAACTAAAAACTGGTAACAATGTTTGATATTTTAGAATGTGAACTAGACGTATACACGTTAAATTTATCCTATAGCTATAAAGGCTTTATTTACGACGTTGTCTGCGACTTTGACTGGTTAGACAAAGAATATAACGGGTCTATGTTAGACTTTAGTTTAAAACCAATTAAAGGAACGTATTTTAGTGGCGAAGTAGGTAACGACGAAGAAGGCGAAATAGAAATAACACCAGCTTATTCAGAATGGCTTTTAGAAATGGTAAGAGAATACAGAAAAAAACACATTTATTTTATGTGTGAAGAAGAAGAAAACGAACTAAGAAAATTAGATTTAAACGTAGAAGACGACAACCCTCAAAACTGGCACTACTATGGTATTTAGACTTCAAAGAATGGTAAGGTTCTGGACGACCAAAACCACCCATGAACACGTAAGAGGTTCTTTTAACGAAGAACTTTATAAAAGAATTTGTGAAATTAAATTTACCCAGAACTTATGACACCAAAAGAAACAGCAGAATTTATTTTAGATGAATGTTATAGATTAGAATTAGAAACGGTTTACTATGGCGTTAACAATTATTTAGCCAAGAAATTTTGTGATATTGCAATAGAAGCTGGTTTAGAATTTGAAAAGAAAATGGTTAAAGATTTAGAAATACTATGCAAAGAAATGAATAGGGAATTTAAGTTCGAGGGTTATTTTTGGGATGAAGTTAAACAAGAAATTGAAAAGTTATGAAATTTAAACTGGTATACTACAGCGGTTCGAATGTTATTCACAGCTGGACGTTTGACAATAAAGCGTTGTGTAATTGGAAAAAGAAAGAACTAAGGTCAAGGGGACTTTGTTTATTAGGTAATTTTAGAATAGAAAAAGCATGAACGACAAAATAATAGAAGTAATCCGAGTTTTTATTGATCGTGACGGATTAAACACACCAAACAGAAAACGCCAACAGATTTACAAAAAGGCGTATTTACAACACAAGCTAAAGGAATGCGGACTAACTTACAAGGCTATAGCTGAAATGTTCAATATGACGCACGCCAGCGCTATACATAACATTAAAACGCACTACATTTTAGTTCAATACCACAAAAACGAATACGAGGCTTATATATATGAATACTTAGAGACTCTAGACGGCTATAAAGTAGAACCAAAAACACGGAATTTAATAGAAGACATTAACAATTGTGCTAATTTATACCAGTTAAACAGAGTTAAACGCTGGATTCGTGAAAAAAAATATGAAATAGATGCAACTTTAATAGAGTAAATACGTTATATTTGTACACGCGTTCATCCGACATTATAAACGCAAAGGTATTATTTAGCCATTTTAATGAACAAGAGGTCGGATGCTTGGGATTTAAAGTGGCTTTTTTTATGCTGAAAAATTAAATACAATGAGTAAAGAACTTCCATTCTTTAAGTTTAACGCCACCGAGTGGATAACTGGTAACATAAGTTACGAATCATTTGAACTTCAAGGCGCATTTATTAGCGTATGTGCTGAATACTGGAATCGTAATAACCAAATGACAATAGAAGAAGCAAAGCTGCGTTTACGTAATGCCGAAATAGTTGATTTATTAATAGCAAAAGGATATTTAAAAACGAAAAAAAATAATTTAGTTATTAGATTTTTAGATTTAGAGAAACAAGAAATAAAAGCTAAACGTTTGAAACTCAGTGAATCTGGACGCAAGGGTGGCTTAAGCAAGGCTAAAGCGTCGCTAAAGCAAGGCTCTAGCATTATAGATAAAGATAAAGAAGAAGATACTATAATAGTTCGCAAACAAAAGTTTGGCGATAAATTAAAACCTTTT